GCCTTTGTTCCAAAGAAAGGATATAAGTTTATTGTTGCTGATTTTAGTGCAATTGAAGCTAGAGTGATTGCCTGGCTCGCAGGCGAGACATGGAGAAATGAAGTGTTTGCAAATGGCGGAGACATTTATTGTGCTTCAGCATCGCAAATGTTTAATGTTCCTGTTGAGAAGAATGGCGTTAACGGACATTTAAGGCAGAAAGGTAAGCAGGCAGAACTGGCTTGTATAGCACATAATAGTCTTGTGTTAACGGATAAAGGACTTGTTCCAATTCAAGATATTACAACAAAACATAAATTGTGGGATGGTGAAGATTGGGTAAAACATGATGGTGTCATTTCAAAAGGTGAAAAGGAGGTTATAACTTATGGAGGACTTACAGCTACAAAAGACCATCTTGTATGGGTCAAAGGGAAATCGAGGCCAATACAATTTGGAGAAGCTGCCACCTGCAAAGCACATCTCATACAAACCGGAAATGGTAGGAGAGCAATACGGCTGGGTGAAAATAATAAGTGCACAGAAAAGATGGAATGCAAAGATGAATCATTGCTATGTCCTAACACAATGCACAGGTTGTCACAGTATACAGTGGCAAAATTTAAACAGCTTAAAATCTGGAAAATCAAAAGGCTGCCAGAGATGCTCTCAACAAAGGAAGATACCTTTGTGGCTACAGAAAAGACTTGCTGCCGCAAAGCAGCGTTGCGAGAATCCAAAGGCAAGGAATTACCATTTATATGGGGGAAGGGGTATAAAATTCAATTTTCCCTCAGTTCTCAGTGCGGGGATATGGATATTGAAAAATGTAGAAAATGTACGCCAAGATTTAGAGATGGACAGGATAGACAACGACGGAAATTACGAAAAGGGCAATATTCGTTTTGTTCCAAGAAGTATAAATCAAGCCAACAGAAGAATATCAGTAATCCCAGATTTCAAACAAGAAAATTGGCCCTATGCAAGAAGTGTTGTTACAAGGATGATATCCAATGGCATGACAAGAGAAGAAATTATAGCATCAGCAGAAATGGCAGTTATAGAACAGAGAAAGAACTGGAGATTAATCCAAGCAAGGTTAGAGTTTATGACATATTAAATGCAGGTAAGAATCATAGATTTACTGTTTCAAATGTGTTAGTTCATAACTGTGGCTATGGAGGGTCAGTAGGTGCATTAAAAGCAATGGGTGCACTTGACATGGGTCTTACCGAAGAAGAATTAAAACCGCTAGTCTATGCTTGGAGGAATGCAAATCCTAATATTGTTAGACTTTGGTGGGATGTTGATCGTGCTGTCAAAGAAGCTGTAACAGAAAGGTGTAGAACCGAAACCCACCGTATCCGTTTTGAGTATCGTAGCGGGATGCTTTTAATATGGCTTCCTTCTGGCAGACAACTTACTTATGTCAAGCCAAGAATAGGTATTAACAGCTTTGGCAGTGAAGCAGTGACTTATGAGGGTGTTGGCGGCACAAAGAAATGGGAGCGTATTGAAAGTTATGGCCCTAAGTTTGTAGAGAATATCGTCCAGGCTATTTCGAGAGATATTCTTTGCTATGCCATGAGAAGATTGAATGAAAATGGTTTTGATATTGTAATGCATGTCCATGATGAGGTAGTTTTGGAGGTTCCAATAGAAACATCCGTTCCAGATATTTGTGCTCTTATGGGACAAACACCGCCTTGGGCTCAGGGACTTTTGCTTCGTGCAGATGGGTTTGAATGTAATTTTTATAAAAAAGATTAAGTTGAGGGGGTTCGATGCCTTCTCTTTTTTTGCTTATAGCTGAGGGCATGTTTTATTGCTCTACAACTATAAGCAGGAGGTTCTCTTATGAAAGAATTGATACCCAAGGACAAATATGGAATTTTCGCTGACAGAAAGGATACTGCAAGAGTAGATAGCCTATATGTGGCAGAGCGTTTTGAAAAAGAACATAAAAATGTCCTTCGTGACATTGCCAAAATCACTGACCCCAAATCTGGATTGAGTAAAGAATTTGCTCGGCTCAATTTTGAGCCAATCTCATATACAGATGGTTGGAACAGAAAGCAAAAGGCCTATGCCATGACCCGTGATGGGTTCACTATGTTGGTCATGGGATATACAGGGCAGAAAGCAATGAAGTTCAAAGAATTATACATCAAACGCTTTAATGAAATGGAGCAGTTCATTAAAACTCTTGTTTCGGCTCGTAAGGAGTTCCCTTTACTGACAGAAAACATCAAGCTACTGCATGACAATCCTAAACCTTATCACTTCAGTAATGAGTGTGATATGCTAAACCGCATTGTAATTGGAATGTCAGCAAAGCAGTTCAGACTGGTAAACGGAATAGAAAAAGGGAAAAGCATTAGACCATATCTGAGCGATGAGCAAATAAGTATGCTTGAAACCCTACAAAAAGTTGATGTAGGTTTGCTTGTAGCTGTACCTGATTATGAGCAGCGTAAGCGTTACCTTGAATGGTACGTTACAAAATTAAAGAACAAGGAAATATAAAAGGGGGAAAAATCAATGTTTTATGTTAAAGAAAAAATTAGCGATGCTATGGAAATAGTGGTTGAAATAAATGATGAAAATGTATTTTGCATTTGCCCAAGTTGTGAATGTGAAGTAAATGTTGACCTTTCAGAAGTATTTGCAGATGGTGAGGGAGATTTATATAGCACATCTATTTATTGCAGTGAATGTAGCAAAAAGGTAAGAGAGGAAGAATGCTATGACCATAAGTAAATTTAATTCCGAGGGCTATTATGATCCTACTCCTTATGCTGCAATTACTAATGTTATTAAAGCGGAGAAGGCAGAAAGAAATTCTGCCTTTAAACCTCTTGTATATATTTGTTCTCCTTATTCAGGGGATATTGATATAAATGTAAAAAAGGCACGAACTTTCTGTAGGTTTGCACTGGAGAGAAATTGTATTCCTCTTGCTCCTCACTTGCTATTTCCTCAGTTTATGGATGATGACATTCCACAGGAGCGGGAACTAGCTATGTTTATGAATATGGTTTTACTCGCTAAATGTAATGAACTATGGGTATTTGGTGACACCATTTCAAAGGGGATGGCACAAGAAATTGAAAAAGCAAAGAAACGTAAACAGTTGATCAGATATTTTAATGAGAAGTTACAGGAGGTTGACAGTTTATGAAAATTGCAATCGGTAACAGCCGAATGGATAAAAAGTGGAAGAACAAAGATATCACATGGGAGGACTTTATCTCACGAGTTAAATCTACCATACGAACAACAGAAACTGTATCTGAGTTCCGAAAAATGAGTCGCGCTCAACAGGACTCAATAAAAGATGTAGGAGGATTTGTGGGAGGAGCCCTTCGTGAAGGAAAACGCAGAAATGGTTATGTCCTCTCCCGTTCCCTTCTGACTTTAGATATGGATTATGCCAAACCAGAGGTTTGGGATCAAATTGAAGCGTTACATGATTTCAAATGCTGCATCTATTCTACCCATAAACATACACCAGATGCACCGAGGCTAAGACTGATTATACCACTTAAAAGAGAAGTGACGGAGGATGAATACCCGGCCCTTGGTCGGATGGTTGCAAAGGAGATTGGGATTGATTTATTCGATGACACCACTTATGAACCTTCAAGATTAATGTATTGGCCATCCACACCGTCGGATGGAGAATATGTATTTAAAGAGAAAGACGGTGAACTATTGGACCCAGATATCTATCTTTCAAAATATGTGGACTGGCGGGATACTTCCATGTGGCCTGTATCTTCTAGACAGTCAGAGGTTGTGCAAAGGAAAATAACTAAACAAGCAGATCCCTTAAGCAAAGAAGGTGTTATAGGAGCATTTTGCAGGGCCTATACCATTGAAGAAGCCATCGAAGCTTTTCTACTGGATGTATATGAACCTAGTACCATGAATGGCCGATTTGATTATATTCCAGCAGATTCTTCAGCGGGCTTGGTAATCTATGACGGTAAATTTGCTTATAGCCATCATGCCACCGATCCGGCTTGTGGAATGTTGCTAAACGCTTTTGATTTGGTCCGAGTGCATAAGTTTCGGGACTTAGATGAAAAGGTCGCAGAAAATACACCGCCAAGTAAACTACCTTCGTTTAGAGCTATGACAGATTTGGCTTTAGAGGATGAACGGGTAAAAGAGCAGTTTGCAGAAGAACGAAAGGCTCAGGCTGAAAAAGAGTTTATTGATGAAGATTGGGAAAAGCAGCTGGAACTTGATAAGACAGGAACAGTTAAAAATACCCTTAGAAATTTGATTTTGATACTTGAAAATGATCCAAACCTGAAAAGTATTGTGTTTAATCAGCTATCAGATAGCCTTGAAATTAAAGGTGAGGTTCCTTGGCCACATCCATCAAAGTTCTGGAGAGATGCAGATGATGCCCAGCTAATCAGCTACATTGACACCCACTACGGGACCTTCTCTGCAAGAAACTATGATGTAGCGGTAGCGAAGGTCGCTGACGACAGGTCTTATCATCCGATTCGTGAGTTTATTGAAGCACTCCCTGAATGGGATAAGGTACCTAGAGTAGATACCTTGCTAATCGATTATCTAGGTGCATCAGATAACCCATATGTTCGGGCTGTGACAAGAAAAACTTTATGTGCGGCTATCTCTCGTGTACTGACTCCAGGCATCAAGTTTGATTCCATGTTGGTCTTAAATGGCCCGCAGGGAGTTGGAAAAAGTACTCTTATAGCCAAGTTAGGTGGAGACTGGTTTTCTGATAGTTTGAGCTTGTCAGATACCAAGGATAAGACCGCCGCAGAAAAGTTACAAGGTTACTGGATTTTAGAAATTGGAGAGCTGGCTGGACTAAAAAAAGCAGAAGTAGAAACACTTAGAAGCTTCTTATCTCGCCAGAATGATATTTATCGAGCTAGCTTTGGCAAGAGAGCTACTCCTCACTTAAGACAATGTGTCTTTTTTGGCACCACTAATGCTGAAAAAGGCTATTTACGGGATACCACAGGAAACCGTCGTTTTTGGCCGGTAAAGACCCCGGGGAATGGAACTAAAAAGTCATGGCAGCTAAAGCAGGATGAAATTCTTCAGATATGGGCTGAAGCTCTTACCTTCGTTAAGGCTGGAGAGAAATTGTACCTTGATGCCAGTCTTGAGAAGCTTGCAAAAGAAGAACAGCGGGAAGCCATGGAGTCCGATGAGCGTGAAGGTTTAGTACGAGAGTACCTTGACATGCTTTTACCTGAAGATTGGGACACCATGGATTTATATGAACGCCGAGCCTATATCAATGGAACTGAGTTTGGTGAAAGCAAGAGGGTTGGTGTTTGGAAACGAAAATCGGTTTCTAATATGGAAATTTGGTGTGAGTGCTTTGGAAAGGATCGAGCCAACCTGCGAAGGGTGGATGGTAATGAAATATCGGCGATTATGGCAAGTATCGGAGGCTGGACAGGTCTCGTTAAAAAAGAACGTATCCCGCTTTATGGACCACAATGGGTTTATGTTCCCAAAGAGTAATTTAGTTTGGAACACATGGAACAATTTTTTCTCTGGAACAAATTTTACCTGTTCCGGTGGAACAAAAACGGTCTTTTGGTACATCTCATCGGAACAGGCGGCAGCCCCTTGTAAAGTAGGCTACTTTATAACCTCTGTTCCATTGTTCCAATAATTATTATTAAAAATAATCCTAAAGACAAAAAGAAGAAATTACCTGCAGACGCGTATATACGCGCGTATAGAGACTTTTTGGATTTAGGGAACATGGAGGATTTATGAGAGAGAAATTGATTGAACAGCAACTAATAAAATCAGTAAAAGATATAGGCGGCATTGCACTTAAGATTGTATCACCAGGTTTTGATGGAATGCCAGACAGATTGATTCTATTACCTAATAGAAAAGTTGCTTTTGTAGAGGTAAAAGCACCAGGTAAAACCTTAAGGCCTCTACAGGAAAAGCGAAAAAGACAGTTAGAAGCACTTGGTTTTTTGGTGTTCTGCCTGGATCATATAGAACAGATTGGAGGGATACTTCGTGAAATACAAGCCTCATGAATATCAGGTTTATGCCACTGAGTATATCCTCAATCATCCTATAGCAGCAGTGCTCTTAGATATGGGATTAGGTAAGAGTGTCATAACCTTAACTGCTATCTTTGATTTAACACTGGATAGTTTTCTCGTTCGTAAGGTTCTGGTTATTGCACCACTTCGAGTAGCGAGAGATACATGGCCTGCAGAGATTGAAAAGTGGGATCACCTAAAGGGGCTTAAATACACCGTAGCAGTTGGTTCGGAGGTTCAGAGAAAAACAGCCCTTATGAAAAGAGCTCAAGTCTACATTATCAATCGAGAAAATGTGGAATGGCTAATTTCAAGAAGTGGAATTCCCTTTGATTTTGATATGGTGGTAATTGATGAGCTGTCCTCTTTTAAATCTCATCAAGCCAAGAGATTTAAAAGTTTAATGAAAGTTAGGCCAAAGGTTAATAGGATAGTGGGACTTACTGGAACCCCATCCTCCAATGGATTGATGGATTTGTGGGCACAGTATCGCTTATTAGATATGGGACAGCGATTAGGTAGGTTTATTGGCAGATATCGAGAGGATTATTTTGTACCAGATAAGCGTAATCAACAAGTGATCTTTTCCTACAAGCCAAAACCGGGAGCGGAAGAAGCAATTTATAGGCTAATATCTGATATCACTATTAGCATGAAAGGGGCAGATTACCTGAAGCTGCCTGAGCTGGTTATAAACGAAGTAGATGTAAAGCTTTCTGAAAAAGAAATGAAAAACCTTGACATTATGAAGCGTGATTTAATTACAACGGTTAAAGGTGAGGAAATTACTGCAGCCAATGCAGCAGCTCTTTCGGGAAAACTACTGCAAATGGCCAACGGAGCAGTCTATGATGATCAAGGTACAGTACTTCATATACATGACCGTAAGCTGGATGCACTGGAAGACTTAATCGAAGCTGCTAATGGCAAGCCAGTTCTAATTGCTTATTGGTTTAAGCATGATTTGTCACGAATACAAAAGCGCTTTGAGGTTGAGGTGTTATCCACTAGCGATTCTATTAAGAGGTGGAATGATGGAGAAATCTCTATTGCAGCTATCCATCCAGCATCAGCAGGACATGGACTGAACTTGCAAGCTGGAGGTTCAACTCTTGTATGGTTTGGTCTAACTTGGAGCCTAGAGCTTTATCAGCAAACCAACGCCCGTCTTTGGCGGCAAGGACAAAAAGAAACGGTAGTGATCCATCACCTGATTTCCAAAGGCACCATTGATGAACGTGTAATGAAAGCCCTAAATGATAAAAACAATACTCAATCCGCACTGATAGATGCGGTTAAAGCCACACTAAAGGAGGTCTGATAAAATGAACATTGTCTGGCAATATTTAGATAAAAGAGCAGCGGCAATTAACGCCCTAAAAGATTACAGCAGTATGAAGTACATCATAGAACATACTGATGAGGACATTGCAACCCTCAACGAAGAAATGAGTTCCCCAGCTTCTCCAGTTCTAAATGGCATGCCATCGACCCATGATCCAAAAGCTGGAGAGAAAAGGCTCATTGCCTGCATCAATGAAATTGATGTATTGAAAGAACGTTATCGTCAAGCACTGGAATACATGGACTGGTTTCAACCGGCGTGGGATGCTTTAACAGAAGATGAGCAGTATGTGTTAAAGGAGTTTTATTTGGATGATGAACAAAAGCAGATTGATGCAGTGTATAACATTTGTGATCACTTCAATATTGAACGTTCTTCTGCATACAACAAAAAGAATCGAGCGCTTCAGCATCTAGCACTACTACTCTATGGAAAGTAATGAGTAATATCATGGACGATTTTATTAGAAATCCATAATACAATGGTATTGTGAAAAATTGTAGAGAGCCTTCGTGGAAATACCGCGGGGGCTTTTTGCATTTCCAAAGGAGGTACGAAATGCCAAAGAAACCAAAACGACCATGTTCTTCTCCTGGTTGTCCGGAACTGACAGATGGACGTTTTTGTCCGGAGCATGCCAAAAAGGAAGCTTCTCGTTATGAAAAATATCAACGAGATCCTGAGACGAGGAAACGTTACGGTCGTGCGTGGAAAAGAATACGTGACCGTTACATTACAGCTCATCCCCTATGTGAAGAGTGCAAAAGACAAGGAAAGCTGACACCAGCAGCTGAAGTGCATCATATCCTTCCCTTGGCACGAGGTGGGACACACGATGAAAGCAACTTAATGGCTCTTTGTACTCCTTGCCACTCTGCCATCACAGCAAGAGATGGAGACCGTTGGCCATCCCGGTAGGGGGGAGTCAAATCTCTACAGCTTTTTAAGCGGACAACGGGCGTGGGGCTTCGTGCAAAAAGTCGCGGTTTCAAACGGGGTAATAACCCCTAACGAGAAAAGAGGTGAGTAAATGGCCAAAGATGGTACAAATCGAGGTGGTGCTCGTATTGGCTCTGGGCAGAAAAAGAAGCCACTTATAGATAAAATTGCGGAGGGTAATCCCGGCAAAAGAAAACTGGAAATTATCGAATTTAAAAATACCGCCGAACTTCAAGGGCAGGAGATGCCACAGCCAAGGGCGATGCTTTCAGCAGTACAAAAGGACGGAAAAACTCTGGTAGCTAGTGAAATCTACGAGATTACATGGAAATGGCTTGAGGAGCGAGGGTGTGCACATCTAATTCTACCACAGCTATTAGAACGCTATGCAATGAGTGCTGCCAGGTGGATTCAATGTGAGGAAGCGATAACGGAGTTTGGTTTTCTTGCTAAGCATCCAACCACCGGCAATGCCATCCAAAGCCCATACGTTTCCATGAGTCATAACTTTATGAGCCAGACCAATAGGCTCTGGATGGAAATATATCAGATTGTTCGTGAAAACTGTGCGACAGAGTATACAGGCACAAACCCACAGGATGATGTGATGGAGCGACTGCTATCTGCCCGTAGAGGCAAATAAGGATAAGGAGATGTGTAATGAGTAAGAGATATTTAACAGCAGAAAGTGTATGTGCAGGGCATCCTGATAAACTGTGCGATATTATTGCTGACAGCATTTTGGAAGCATGTCTTAGAAAAGATAAGGCCTCACGCGTAGCTTGTGAGGTTATGGCTACTAAAGGAAAAATTATCGTGGCGGGCGAGATCTCCTGCAGCGAGAAAATCGATATCAGATACATTGTCAGGAATGTATTAAAACAAGTGGGTTATAATCCTTTGAAATTTTTGATTTATGTATATGTACACAATCAAAGTCCTGATATTGCAGCTGGTGTAAATACTGCACTGGAAGCACGAAATGGTGTAAACGAACAATATGGTTCTGTCGGTGCCGGAGATCAAGGGACCATGTATGGGTATGCCACAATAGAAACTAGAGAAATGCTTCCCTTACCTCTTGTACTATCCCATCGAATCGTAAAGAGACTGGATGAGGCTCGAAAAGGTAAGCTCAT